GGACGGCACCCCGATCGAGAACGAGACGGGTGAGCTGAACTTCACCGACTTCGTTGCCACCGTCGCGGACGGCGACCCCGGCAGCTTCCCACAGCCGGTAGAATTGAAGCTCGGCGCGGGCGCATCGCCCCAGCAGGTCGGCGTCAGCATCGTCAACCCCAACCAGAGTGGCGGGGCCGGTCCGTGGCAGACCCGCACGATGAACAACACCAACGCGAACTTCATGGACTTGCGCTTCATTGCGCAGCAGTTGTTCTCGCAGACCAAGAAGGGCATCTTCGAGGCCACCGCCACGCTCGAAATCGAGATGAAGCCGGTGGGGTCTTCGACGTGGATCAACCCGACCATCTCGACGCCGACCGGCACCTATCGCGAGCAAGGCACCACCTTGGCTGGGTCGCTGCGCCAGTACATCCCCCGGTCCTACTATAACGAGGCGGGTCAATGGCGCGCCACCGAGGCCAACTACAAGATCACGGGTAAGACGACCGGGCCGGCGGTGTACGAGCTGCGGATCGGTTTGCCGAGCGACGGCGTCTACGCCGACACCCGCTGGGACGTGCGCGTACGACTGGTCGAGCGCGACAGCTACACCGACGCCGAAGGCGTCAACCAAGAGAAGCGCACGATCACTTGGGAGTCGATCGCCGCCGTCTATGGCAAGACGATCGGCACGCACGAGGACTGGCGCGGCCTCGCGTGGCTGCAAATCTACGGCAAGGCCAGCGATCAGCTGACGGGCGTGCCGGAAATCGACGGCGAGTGGGACACCAAGATTATCTCGGTGCCGACTTCCGGCATCTACAACCCGACCACCCGGCAATACACGAACGGCCTGTGGGACGGCTCGTGGTCGAAGGCTTGGTGCAACGACCCGGCGTGGGTCATAAACGACGCGATCTCCGACTCGCTGTCGGGGCTCTCTCTGGTCGCGCGCGGCTCCTACCTCAATAAGTGGGACGCGCTGGAAGCCTCGAAATGGTACTCCGAGCTGGTGCCGGACGGCGACGGCGGCACCCAGCCCCGCTACTCGATGAACCTGTCGATCTCTCAGCCGCAGAAGGCTGAAGACTTCATCCGGTATCTGGCCGGTGCGACGGGCTCCTTGGCGTGGGATCAGGGCGACGGCATGTGGCGCCTGAAGTGCGACAAGCCTGAAAACCCCGTGGACCTCTTCACCCTCGACAGCATCGAAGGCGAGTTCGTCTACAGCCACACCGACGTGGATACCCGGTTCAACGACATGACCGGGCAGTTCAAGAACGCAGAGATGGACTACCGCCAAGACGCGGTCCAGCTGTTCGATAACCCGTCGATCGCACTGATCGGGCGTAAGCCCACGACCATCGCACTGGTCGGCTGCACCAACCGGCAGGAGGCCATGCGCCGCATCAAGCTGCGGCTGCGCACGTCGGTCAACGAGAACCAGATCGTCAACTTCACGACGAACCGTCGCGGTCGCAATATCGAGATGCTGGACACGATCCTCATCGCTGACGGCGATCTCGGGGATCAGAACAAGCGAACCACGGGGCGGGCCGTCTCCATTGCGCCCGATCGCCGCTCGCTCGTCTTGCGCGATCCCGTCTACCTTGCACCGGGCGTGGCCTATCGCCTTTGGCTGACGGTCCCCAACCCCGCCTATAAGCCGGACATCGCGGTTCAGCCGATCAGCAGCGACTGGACCAAGCCCACGCGGGCGATCTCCTATGGGATCGTAAACACCAGCGGCCAGCGCGGTTCGGTCAACACGCTCTATCTTGACGACGCCATGCTGGACAGCGTGGATGCCAACGTCTCGGTCGCGCTCGAAGCCGTCGATCTGCCGACGATGCCTCGCGCATTCCGGGTCACCAACGTCGTTGTGCAGGACGACGGAGAACGCATCGCGATCTCCGGCATCAACATCGACACGGGCAAGTGGTCTGCGGCGGACAACGTGAGCAAGGAAGATACCGTCTTCCAAGACTTGCGAGGCGCTGTCCCGCCGCCGCGTCTGCCACCGTCCGGGCGGGTGCTCAGCCTTGTCCGGGTTCCGGTGGAGCAAGGCAACACCGTCAACCTCATTGCAAGCTGGACGCGCCCGCCGGGCGCTTTCGTCAGCGGGTTCAGTGTTCGGTATTCGATCAATGGCGGTCCTATGCAGACCGCGATCGAGCGAACCCAAGATACGAACTTCGAGTGGGTGAACCCGAGCGGCGGCCTGTGGCGCGTCGAAGTCGTGACCCACGACCGGCGCGGCGGCGTCTCGTTGCCGTTGACGGACACCTTCGACGTGAACCAAGAAGTCTTGGACGCCGCTGACATCCGCTATGAGGATGGCCGGACAGTCCAAGAGTTCCAGCCGTTCGAGCCTCAAGCCACGCGCGGTGCGCCGAACGGCACGCCGGTGGGGGACAGCACGGCAGAGCTGGTACTCGCGCGCATCAGGGCCGCCGAGCAGGCGATCCAGAGCATCAATCAGCTCACGCAAGACATCATCCAAGACATCGACAATATGACGACGGGGCCGGGCGGCGGCGACGGCAGCGCGTCGTCCTCGGCGGCGGCCAGCGCAGATGCCGCCGAGCGGTCAGCCGACATCGCAGAAGCCGCCGCGATCAACGCCGCGACGGCGCGCGACGGCGCGCAGTCCGCTCGCCTCGCAGCCGACAATGCCCTCAAGGACGCGAAGGCCGCAGCGGCGGCAGCTGCCATCTCTGTCAGGGACGCCAACGGCTACGCCACGACCGCGTCCGGCGCAGCTGCAACAGCAACTCAAAAAGCCGACGCAGCGGGCCAGAGCGCCACGAGCGCCGCCGCGTCTGTGACGACAGCCTCGACCAAGGCGGGCGAAGCTTCGGCCAGCGCAAGCCGCGCCGCGACGAGCGAGAACAACGCCAAGGGGTCGGAGACGGCGGCCTCGACCAGCGCGGGTGTCGCCGCGACGAACGCCACAAATGCCAAGAACAGCGCAGACGCGGCCTCTTTTTCGGCCTCGACGGCCTCCACCAAGTCGGATGCGGCTTCGAGCAGCGCCGCAGCAGCGACGAGCGGCGCGAGCCGCGCTACGACGGCGGCAGGCACCGCCGAGGCCAACGCCAACAGTGCGGCGACCAGCGCGCAGAACGCGGACGGCGCGGCAACGAGGGCGTCCTCGCAAGCCAACTTGGCTGCGGCCGCCCGTACCGCCGCAGAGAACTCGTCGTCGGCGGCAACAAGCGCCGCCAGCTTGGCTTCGTCGAAAGCCAGTGAGGCTGAAATCTCCGCGCGGGCGGCACAGAGCAGCCAAGTGCGGGCCACGAGTTCCGCCCTAGATGCCGTTGGGCACGCGACCGGCAATATCGTGGGTCGGGGTCGTTTCGATAGTCTGGAACGCGGCAACTGGCTCAACACCGCCACGGTGAAGCAAGAAGCTGCGGGCAACTTCTACGTGTTGGAGCAGACGACCCGCCACGTCACTGAAGGCGACCTTCTGATCGGCGACTGGTCGGGTCGAAAGATGCGCATCACCGGCAACGCTGCTGTCTTTGGTGCCTACGGCGCCCAGGCTGGTCTTGAGCTGCTAATGTCGAACGGCACGCTGAGCTATGCTTGGATCCCAGCAGGCACGCCGGGGGCAGGATATAGGGACTTCACTGGTGAGGTGACTATTCCTGCCGGTGTCGTGTCCGCACGCCCCTCGCTGCTCTCGGACGGGGCTTGGGGTGCGGCTAATCACGGCGTGCGCTGGCGCTCGGTCCGTATCGAGGACATCACTCAGTCGGCGCTTGCCAAGGGGTCGGCCGAAGCCGCCAGCACCAGCTACGCAAATGCCGAGATCAAAGCTTCGGAGGCTGGCTCGTTTGCCCAGTCCGCCAGCGGATCGGCCAACACCGCCCTCGTTCAGGCGGGCGCGGCGCGCAACTCGGCCAGCGCGGCTGCAGGCTCGGCGACCACGGCCACGGAGAAAGCGGCGTCAGCGGCCCAGAGCGCGGCTCTTGTCGCCAGCGTGGCAGGGGCGGCCGCCAACCTGCTGCCCAACAGCGATTTCAGCGGCCCCAAGGAGGCCGGCTGGGTGATGGACCCGCCAAGTCCTAGCCGTTTTTTCTGGGGGATCGACCCTGCAGATTTTCGTCTTGCAGGAGAACACTACTTCGGTGTTCTCGGTCTCGAAAGAAGTTCGGCGTCAATGGTCGAACTGGTCAGCGATTGGGTTGCGGTTGACCCTGGCAGCTGGGTGCAGGCCTCGGCGTGGATGGCTTGTCGGGAATGCAGCGTTTCGCTGCGTCTTCAGTGGGGAGACGGCGGCGGCGGGTTCCTCGCGCAAGGTCCGAGCGCTCCCACGGTGGCCAATAACTCCCGTCGAGGCGGCCCCAATCTGGACGGCTTTTCGCGCGTGTGGACGAAAGGCCAAGTGCCCTCGAATGCTCGCTATGCGCGCATCGTAGCCCGAAAGGATGGGTGGGTCAGCAACGCTCCGAACGATCTGTCATGGATGTTCTTGCTGCGGCCAATGCTGGCGTATGCTTCTGCTGGTCAGGATCAGCCCAGTGCCTACGCGCCGCGCGGCGCTGGCGCGGCGATGGCCGCCGCCACGGCCGAGATTGCGAGCATCCAGCAGGTAGCCGCGAGCGCTGGTCAGTCGGCCGCGCAGGTTCAAGAGAACTTGAATGCCACGGCCGGTAGTCTCAGTGCGCAGCTGAACACGACCTCGCAGGTCGCCGCCGTGGCGTTCG